GTGAATGGTTATCTCCAGATGGTTGTGATTGGATTGAATGGAAAAATGCAGAAATCAACACTCTTTTCCTGGTTGATTTAGAAAAAGGCTACATCCGCAATATACAGATTTCAGATCAGTATTCAGATATACTCGGAATGGTCGTAGCTAATTCTCAGAATATAGCAGAATTGGCAGAGAGGTTGACCCCCGGCAATGTTTCCCATGATGGGAGGACGATACTTGGGATTGCTCGGCGAAATGCCGAATATTTTAAGAATTTAACGATTTGAACGATGGACGATAAAACATTAAAGAAAGCGAACGAGATTGCTCAAATGATAAGAGAGAATAAAAGTGCTTTATGTTGTTTTGAATGGGAGGAAGAGTATGGTGGAGGTTCTCGTAATCCTCAATTAATTATAGAATTTGATGATTCCGACGGAAGAGAACAACAAAAAATTCCGATGGTATTAAGCGATATTCTTGTCGATATGATAAAACAGGCAATAGATGCCAATTTATCTGTGCTAAAATCGGAATTTGAAAGTTTATAATTTAATTCTTTAACCTACTGAATTATGGAAAACATTGATCGCAACTGGTATTCTCCGGAAAGCCAAAAACAGGACCGGGAATCTGCTCAGAAGGTTCTCGATAAAATGAAGGCATTAGAAATAAAATTCTCCTCTCTTCGGGAGAAAGTTATTGAACGTACAGATTTCGGAATCCGGATCAGGTATATAAAAAAGGAGGAGACATGAATTTCAGTGAACATCGTTTAACCGATTGGGCCTGGCAGGAATTATACCGGGCACAATTAGGCGAGAACACCTATAACGAGTATTTCAACTCTGTTTGGATGGCTCTCGACCGATTACAAGAAAACGAGTATTACGATATAGCTAAACAGGTCAAGACGGAAAATCGTGACCTCTTTATAAAAATCTGTTGCCAGTACGTGATGACACATAAAGAATATGAATTTAGCAGTGATTACACTAAAATAATCAGAAGAGAATGTTTTATACTAACCGAAAACACTGGACAACGGCAGAAGAAAACTTCGTAACAGAAAACGCTGATAAAATGACCACAGCCGAAATCGCCAGGAAGATAAACAGGACAGAAGTAGCTGTACAGCAATATATGCACAGAAAACGGATCAACCCGTATGAAAAGGTTGTCCGTAACCTGGTGCGTGAGATTTTGACAAAGAAGTTTACAAATCCGGAATATTTCAACCCGAACCGGTCATTTTATGATTCGGTGGGTATCACACAAAAAAGATGGTGGGATCTGTACTACGGACGTAAACCCATTTCAGACAATGAATATAAAAAGCTATCATCACATTTCGGAATAGAACTGGATGATATAATCGTGAACGAACAATTAAATCTATTCGATAATGCAGATTCCTCCGGAGATAATTGATAAGATCCGCCAGGCTGCCGATATCGTCGATATTATCGGCAGTTATATAACTTTGAAAAAGAAAGGTGCAAATTACTGGGGACCTTGCCCTTTTCATTCCGAAAAAACAGCCTCTTTTAGTGTCAGTCCGGCAAAGCAAATTTTTAAATGCTTTGGTTGCGGCGAAGGTGGTAATGTATTTACTTTCCTGCAAAAATATGATGGTCTTAGTTTTCCGGAAGCTGTC